TGACATAGGAAAAAATATTGTTAAAGGAATTTGGAAAGGTATCTCGAACATGACGGGTTGGATTGCTGACAAAGTTGGTGGATTTGTCGATGGTATTGTAGATGGCTTCAAGGACTTTTTCGGCATTCATTCTCCATCTAGGGTTATGGCTAACTTAATAGGTAAATTCCTACCGCAAGGGATTGCTTTAGGATTTGATAAAGAAATGCCTAAATCATTAGACAAAATGGAAAGAACATTAGATTTAGCTAACGAGGGATTGAGCGTTAGAGTTAGTCAATTAGCTAATACAAGCGGTGGAGCGATGGCAAGCAATTACTACGGTAATACTTACACTAATAATGATAATACACAAGTTATTAACTTCTATAATGCGGTTGACGACCCTATCGAAAACGCTAGAAGAATTAGACTAGCAGAAAGAAACGGATACGCGAGGTGATAAAATGGCGACTGTTAAATTTATAAGAGATGATAATAAAGAGTTTTTTATTGATAATAAAACGTGGAAACTATTGAAAGACGGATTAGAGGGATTTGACGGTGTTGATATAAAAACACATACGCAACCAAAGGCATACAGTGCGGGCAGTTTTTATCAAGGACAAAGGGTAGCGGAAAAAGATAGAACTATCAAAGCGCTATTAACCGATCGTTCGCTTAATAAAATTATGAGAGAAGAAGTAAGAAAGTTTTTTGTTTCAAACCATACATACACCATTTATATTAATTATTACGGTACAGAAAGAAAATTCAGCGGTGTATTGTATGCTAAAAAATTACCAGCAGGGAAAATATATGATTTTCTTGAACTAACTGTTACTATATTAAGCGTTAACCCTTATTTAATGTCAATCGATGAGTTTGGTGAAAATATAGGGAGCCGAATTGCTAAATTTGGCTTTCCTTTCCCTTCTGTCGTTGGCAAAGGTTTTGCTTTTAGTGTTTTAGAATATAAACAACAAACAACTCTAAAAAATGATGGTGATGTTCCGACATATCCTAGAATTGTAATTCACTCGAATGGCGATGTTCAATTTCCTAAAGTAATGATAGGTGATAAGTACATTCAATATAACGACGTGCTAAAAGAAAACGACGTTTTAATTATTGATTTAACGGGTGACGAATTCAAAGTTACTTTAAATGATAAAAATGTAATAGGTAAAACCGATAGAGGTTCATCATTTACAGATTTTCAAATAAAAACAGGTGATAATATCTTCAAATATGACGCTCAAAGTGGGGCAAATTTATTAGATGTAAACGTATACTATAATCGAATGTATGAGGCGTTATAATGGAGTTTAGAACGTTAGACAAGGCTTTTGAGTTTGTCGGTATTATCACACCTATTAATCTTCAATGGAACAGAAAATATTACGAATTAGGCGACTTTGTTATCACAATACCTATTGCACAATATCATTCGAATGTGCGTTATATCTCTTGTAATGAGCGTGACGAGTTAGGTGTAGTAAATAAGGTATCTTATTCAAAAACCAATGGCACAGCGGAAATATCGGGATATTTTGCGGAGTCGTTACTTAATTTTGGAGATACTTACCCGACTTTCTATGGTAGTGGAGAGATAACGAGCGTATTAAAAACGATGATAGAAACTTATCAAGTTGATGTAGACAACTTGTGGCGCGTATATGATATAGTAGCTTTAGAAACGGGTGAAAAGGTCGATTTTCAGTCGACAGGAGATGAATTAGCAACTAAGCTATACGAAGTTTTAAAAACACAACAAATGTCTTTTAGATTGGTTTACGATTTTCAAGAAAAACACATTAAAGTTGAATTTTACAAAGGCAAAGACATGACACAAAGTGCTAACGGAGATGCTTTTGTATCGTTTACTACAGCAAAAGGGAATATTGTAGACCCTATCGTTTATATAGACGATAGCAATTATAAAAATTTTGCAGTTGTAG